GCCAGGTTCATGCAGGCGGTCAGTACGTTGCCGATTGCCAGCGGATACAGCAGCGACACCTCTTCACGCTGCTCGCGGCGCTGGCTGGTCAGCGTCAACTTGGCGCGCAGCGCGTCGACGCCGGCCGCGTCGATGATCTCGGCCACCGGCTTGCCGTAGCGCTCGAACTTGAACTTGAGGTAGTCGTTCAGCGCACCATTCACCATGGGCGCCAGCTCCACCATCTCGCAGCGTTGCACCACCTCGCGCACATCCTGATTACGCTCGGAGAGCTTCACCTTCAGCTCCGGCTGGCCGATCAGGATGATGCTCAGCAGCTTCTTGAAACCCAGCTCCAGCTCGAAAAAGCGCTTCAGGTGTTTCAGCGTCGCAATCGGCAAGGCATGCGCCTCATCGATGATCAGGCAGTGCCGGTTGCCGGCCGCGTGGCTTTCCTTGAGTACCTGGTGCAGCTGGCGGAACCGCGCCTCCGGGCTGGATTTCGGTCGCAACAGCGGCGCCACGGTGGCCATGATCGCCTCGGCGATGTGGCTGGCCTTGAGCGTCTTGCCCTTTTGATCGTTGTCTTCCATGCCCAGCACGTAGGGCTTGATGACGATGATCGGGTGGCTCTCGCGCATGATCCGGTCTTCCAGATCACGCATCAGCGTGGTCTTGCCGGCACCGCTCTCCGCCACCACGGCCATCAATCCGCCGTGCTTCGCGGTCTGCAGCATGGCCTCGCGCACATAACGGATATCGGGGCTGACGAACATGTCATCGTGCGACTGCAGATCGTCCGCGAACGGGTCGCGGAACAGGCTGAAATGGCGTTTGGCGTCTGGCGTCAGGGTTTGGCGGCGTAGTAGCATGCTTTCCTCACTCGGTTCTGTTTGGTTTACGTCTTCAGGCTGGGTGCGGTGGGCTGCGTTGGCGCGCGGTTCCACCACCTCGTCGAATGCGCCGTCAATCTCGGCCTGGCTGGCGCCGGCCGCTTCCAACATGGCGCGGATATTGGTCATCAGGTCGACCTGGTTGAACGATCGGGGCCAGATGCCGTGGTTGACGATCTGCGCGACCGTCGCCGGGCTGACGCCCAGCGCATCGGCCACGGCGGCCTGTTTCAGGCCGGCCCGCTCCAGTGCGTATTTCAGTTGCAGTTTCACGATTCCCCTCCTGCGACCATGCGCAGCGGTTGTTTGAGATTCGTTCGCGGGCCGGACAACTCGGCTTCGATGGCATCGACTTGGTCAGCCGGCACGCCCGCCGGGTAGCGCTGCTGCAGCCAGCGGAAGCGCTCCACGCTCCAGCCATCGCCGAGCCGGGCCTTGAGCAGCTTGGCGGCCTCGACGTGCGATAGCGGCGCCAGCTCGACCCGCGGGGCCGTCAGGTCATGGGCGGTGCCACGGCGCGGCAGGTAGCTCGGCAACTCGATGTCCTGCAGGTAGGAGTGGGCCTTGAGTTCGCCCTCGAACGGGGTGATGCGCTTGGCGCGTGCGGCCTTGATCTCGTCAGCCGACAAGCCGGGATAGGCTTGCTCGTCCATCGCCGATGCCGCCTGCTCGATAGCGGTATGCGGCATTGCCTTGTATTCCTCGCCAATGACGGCGGCGGACAGCGCCTGGCCGAATTCGTCGTAACCACGTTCTGGCTCGACCTGGTAGATGCGGTCCTCGCCGTTGTAGCTCGGTACGGTGACCTGGATGGTGCAATCGCCGAACACCATCGCGCACACGCCAACTTCATCACCGCTGCACACGCCGTCCAAGTTGCGCAGGCTGTACGCGGCGGCGCGCTCGGCCTGCGGGTGCTTGAAAGTAATCGTGAGGTCGGGGCGAACCTTGCGTGTCTCTTCCTTGGCCGTCATGAAGGCGCGGCAAACTTCAGCTGATGGCAGCAGGAGCAGTTCTTCCGACCGAATCTTCTGCCACAAATCCAGACGCGAGATGGGATCGGCCAGACCTACCCGGCGTAGCCGCGTATCCTGACCGGGGATCAGGTTGGCGTTGTAGGCATTCGCCCATGCCAACGCAGCATTATTCAGCGCTTCGACCGACTCAACCGGCTCAAAGCGCAACCGTGACTCGAATTGCGTTTCGACAATGTTGTTGGCACCCTCAACCCCACCTTTGGCACGGGCATTGCCTGCCTCGTGCTCCAGCGTTTGCACGCCCAGAGCGCGGCACAGATTTTTGATTGCCGCACTGGTGTTGGCACTGCCCTTATCCCAAAGTAGGTATTTACAAAGGCCATGCGACAGGCGCCCGTCAACCTTGCCCCATGCAAACATCAGGAAATCGAACAGGTTGGCCTGATTCTCACCTGCAGCTTCGCAATACCACGGCGTAATCACCCCGCTGGCCTTGTCGTATTTGACGTAGCGCCAGACCTTGAACTTGACCTTGGCGTAGTTCTCCAGCTTGTTCTTATAGAAGTCACGGTCGCGCATGATGTGCTGGCGTCCCTTTAGGTAGTACACCAGGCACAGTGACGGGTCGATTTCATGGGTATGGTTGGGGTGCAGTGCGCGTAGCGCCTGCACAGGCCTTGCTTCCCGCTGCGCATCGACGTTGAGCTTGCGGTCGCGGATCAATCGGTTGAGCTGGCTGTTGCTGACAACAAGTTCCGTACCGTTGCTTTCCAACAAGCCGCGTGCCGTCGTGGTGAACAGCGTCTGCTTGCCGTTGTCGCGCACTGCCTCGCGTTGCGCAGCCCCCAGCTTCACCAACGCTTCCTCGCTCACTGAGGTCGAGCCCTTGTCCGAGCGCACCTTGCGACCGGAGCGCCAGCCCACAGCCTCTTTCAACTGGCGATAAACCGTCTGCGGCGACCATCCGAGAAACTTGGCGGCCTGAGCCACCAATGCGGTCTGCTCGCCATGTTGGACAGCACCCAGCTTCAAGGCCAGATCGCGCAGCACATCACGGACTTCCGGGGTGATCGCCATATCGTCCACCTCACACCTCGTCAGTCATCACGTGCCGTCGTGCGTCGTCGATGTCAGCGCCAAAGCGCAGCCGCAACTCGCATCGCATCTCGGCCGCGAGCGTCACCGTGCGACCAACCGCATCATCCAGGTGCAGCACCACGGCACGGATGGACGGCGGCAGGACGACGGGCGCTTCCGGGTCGTAGCCCGGCGCACTGGTGATCTCGCTCGTCATCCAGGCGTCCAGCGCCTTGATTGCCTCCAGATGCTTGGCGATGGCGGCGTCGAGCACTGATTGCCGCTCGGTGATCTCCTTCTGGAATGGCGCCACGCGCTCATCCCACGGCGGCAGGTTGATCTGCTTGAGGGCGCGGCTCAGCTGCTGGTCGAGTTCGTCGATCTTGGTGTTCTTGCCGGCCAGCACGCGGTCTTTATCGGTGCTCTGCTCGCGGGATTCACGCAGGGCGGCACGCAGCTCCTTGACGCTCATGGTGGCGATATCGTCGAGCTTCAGCTCGCCGGTTTGCCCGGTCAGCTCCAGCTCTTCGAGCTGCTCGTCGTCGAGGATCAGCATCTCGAACAGCTTCGATTGACCTCCGAGCTGCTTGGTCAAAACGTGCGACGTCGCACGTTTTGAGAACTTGACGGCAGCCTCCATGAATCGACGGGCAACGCTTGCCTCAATGCTAAGAACGTCAAGCCTTGCCATGAACTGCCCATGCTCGCACGCCTCTTTCAGCACCCGCAGGCCACGCCCGACTTCCAGGCAGGCTTCCACGCTGCGCCGCATATTGGCCGCAATATCGCGCTGAATCAGGTCGGGATCGGTACAGTCGGCAGGCAGCTGGTAGCCGAGCTGGGCAGCCACCGCACGCACGGTGGCGTCCTGCTCGGTGTGGATCACGGCCAGCTGTCTGGCAGCATCGCCGGCCTGCGCCAGGCGCACGGGGTCGAAGCCGTCGTCGGCTGGGGTGGGAAGCGCTTTGGTGGGTCGAGCCATCGTGGTGTTTTCCTGTTCAATTGGTGCGGGTGAAGTTGTGGCGCATTTCGGCCAGGGACTGCTCGGCACGATCGAGGTCGGCCAGTACCCGGCCAAACACGCGGCCCATTCGTGGTGTGGGGTGGAAGTGCCCGGTGGTCTCGTCCTTGCGCGCCCAGCCCTTCTCGATCAGCACCCCCATCGCGCGGGTGACATTGCTGGCGGTCAGGTTCAGCTGCCTGGACAGCGCGGTATTCGATACCCCGGTCACGGTGTGGCCCGACAGCGCATCCAGCACGTCGAGCACCTTGATTGCCGCCCCGCGGTCATCGTCGTGTCGGGTCATGCTCATTCCTCCTCCAGGTCGAGTTCGGGCTGGTCATGCTTTTCGATATTCACTTTGTGCCAGGCCAGCCCCGCCATGGCAGCGTGAATCGCGGTCAGCGTGTCGACCGCCTCGGCCTTGCCGCCGTAGAACTGCAGCAGCTGACCCACGGCGGTGTTGAGCAGCTCCTGCAGAGCCTGCATGTCGGCGGCGTCAGCCTTACGGCCGGTGGGAATGTCGATCAACAACTTGCCGGCGCTGGCCGTCTGCCAGCGGGTAACGAAATCGATGCCGCAGGCGGCCTCGAACGGGCGCACCAGGTTCAGGGGCATTCGGCCGTTCTGGAACCACTTGTAGAGCGTCCAGTGGTCGGTCAGCCCCATGTGCTCGGCGATGCGCTCCACGGATAGGTTGTGGCGCTCCTTGGCGTAGTCCTTGCACAGCTCCAGCGCGTGGCGCAGCGAACTCGGCCGGATGCGCTTCCAATTGCGGCGGGTCATTGGAATGCCCTCCGAAAGGCGCCTTCCAAACAAATTCCGGTTTTGCAGCTATCGCAAGCGATTTGCAGCGAATACGATGAAAAGCGGATAATTCGCACAAAGGGAAGACACATGAAGAACACGATTCCGAACGAACTGGTGGCAGCGTTGGCGAGCGATGCCCGACTGAGGGAACAGTTCACCTCGATGTACCTGGTGCAGCAGGAAGTCATGGCAGCGCTCACCGCTCAACTCCATCGTCGCGGCCTTGTTGATGCCTGGGCGCTTGCCGATCACGTGCTATCGGCAACACGAGCACCTGAGCTAGGCGAGCTGGCGCCGGACCTTGGGCAGGTGTTCTATGGCCGCCTGCGATTCCTGTTGGAAGGCCA